TGTACATCCCGGCCGACATCGAGAAGAAGGACGCCGGCAACATTACTGCCGAGATCGAGCGCGAAATCCGCTCGCTGGGCGGCAACGTCAAGTCCCTTCAGGACAGCGTGAACCGCGACCTGGAGGCCGTTCGCAAGGTCGCCGAGGAAGCCAAGGGCGCCGTCGGCCCCGAGGTCAAGTCGCAGATCGACGCGCTGACCGAGTCCGTTCTGCGGAAGATGGACGAGGCCACCAAGCCGGTGACCGACCGTCTCGACGGCCTGGAAGCCCGCTTCAACCGTCCGGGAGCCGGCGGCTTTGGCGGCAACGGCGACGATGGGCTGGAGAAGCGCGCCGCGGAGTTCGCCCGCACCGCCCTGTCGGTGCGCGGCAATCTCAATCCCGGCGTTGTCCTGGATGCCAAGTCCATCAATGTGGACGGCTACAAGGCGTGGGAGCAGTCCTTCGGCCTGTATCTGCGCTCCAAGGACGACCGCGCCATCGAAGAAAAGGCCCTGACGGTCGGCTCCGATCCGAACGGCGGCCAGCTCGTTCCCACCGCGACCAGCAACCGCATCATTACGCAGGTCTACGAGACCTCGCCGATGCGCCAACTCGCGACCGTCGAGACCATCGGCACGGACTCTCTGGAGATCCCGAACGACCTCGGCGAATTCGACGCTGGTTGGGTTGGCGAGACCGAGAGCCGCGGCGAGACCGCCACCTCCACGCTCGGCGTTCTGCGCATCCCGGTCCACGAGATCTACGCGAAGCCGAAGGCGACGCAGAAGATGCTGGAAGATGCGTCGATCAACGTCGAAGTGTGGCTTGCCGGCAAGATCGCCGACAAGTTCGCTCGCACCGAGGCGTCGGCGTTCATCTCCGGTGACGGCGTCAAAAAGCCCCGCGGCATCCTGACATATCCGAGCGGTACCAGCGGCGCCAAGATCGAGCAGATCGCCAGCGGCGGCGCCACCTCGATCACCGCCGATGGCCTGATCAACCTGATGATCGCGCTGAAGGACTACTACGCCTCCGGCGCTTCGTGGCTGATGCGCCGCGCGACGGTCGGCGCGGTCATGCTGCTGAAGGACGGCGACGGCCAGTACATCTGGCGTCCGGGCCTGGAGGCTGGCAAGCCGTCCACCCTGCTCGGCTCCCCGGTCTATCAGGCTGCGGACATGCCGGCGGTTGGCGCGGGCGCCCTGCCCATCGCCTTCGGCAACTTCCGCGCCGGCTACACCGTCGTGGATCGCCTGGGCATCACCGTCCTGCGCGACCCCTACTCGGCCAAGCCCTTCGTGGAGTTCTACAGCCGGAAGCGCGTCGGCGGCGACGTGGTGAACTTCGAAGCCTTCAAGCTGATGGTCGTGTCGGCGTCCTAAGCGGCGTCGAGCAGACAATCGAACGGCGGCCTTCGGGCCGCCTTCTTCGCATTCAAGGAGACATGCGCGATGCGCGACATGATGACCCACTGCACGCCGAAGCGCTGCATCAGCCCGGCTGCGGCCACCACCGACAATACCGCGTGGGTCGGCCAGATCATCGATATCCAGGGCTACGACAGCCTGACCTATCTGATCGAGACCGGCTCGCTGGCGGATGCCGACGCGACGTTCACTGTGCTTCTGGAGGAGAGCGACGCGTCCGACATGTCCGGCGCCGCGGCGGTCGCTGATGTGGACCTGCTCGGCACCGAAGCCCTGGCGTCGTTCACGTTCGCCGACGACAACAAGTGCTTCAAGCTCGGCTACGTCGGCAACAAGCGGTACACCCGCCTGACGATCACGCCGGCCAATAACAGCGGCAACGCCTTCGTGGCGGCTATCGCTCTGCTCGGCCATCCGGCGCAGCGACCCACGGCGAACCCGCCGGCCTGACGACACGATAGGGAGGCAGAAACCCTGCCTCCCGCTCTGTGAAGGAGATAGCGGCCATGGCCGACGCGACTTACCAGACCAAGGTCTATGACAAACTCGGCGGCGACCAGATGGTTGTCGCTGCCGGCGGGTCGATCAATGTGGAGACCGGCGGCAAGGTTCTTGCCAACGGCACACAGGCTGCGGCGATCACCGACGTTGCGACCGCGGGCAGCGCCACGGCTGCGGCGAACGCCACGGCGATCAACAGCATCCTTGCTGCCCTGCGCGGCGCCGGCATCATCGCGAGCGCCTGATGCGCGCCCGTGTGCTGAAGCCGTTCCCCTACTCGGGGGACGGCATCCGCATCGAAGCCCTGAAGGAGGGGCAAGAGGCGGACATTCGGGACGATCTGGTGGCGGGCCTGACGGCGGAAGGCTTCATCGGTCCGGTTGGTCAGGTGGCCCAGCCCGTCGAGACGGTTACTGCCGCATTCGACCCGTCCACCGCAGACGCCGAAGCCCTACGCACCTTCCTGGCTGAGCGTGGCGTGTCCGTCCACCACCGCACCGGCCTGGACAAGCTCCGCGAGATGGCTGCCGCTGAACTGGCGAAGGATTGACCATGCCGACCCTGACCGTCTCCGCTGCCGTCGCTGATCGCTCGCTGGTGACGCTGGCGACGGTCAAGGCCGAACTCGGCATCACGGACACGACGAACGACACGCTGCTCACGCGGTGGATCAAGGAACTGTCCGACAACGTGAGCGAGGTCTGCGCCGTGGCTGCGGACCAGCTCGGGCGCCGCACGTTCCTCACCGAAGCCGTGACCGTCTCCTATCGGTCTGGGGAAGTGCCATGCGGCACCGACCCGGCCCCGCTGATCCTGCCCTGGCGCATCCCCTTCAGCGTCTCCACCGTGACCGTTGACGGCGTGGCCCTGACCGTCGCCGACGACGTGGAGGTTGAGCCGATGGCCGGGCTTCTGTACCGGCTGGACAGCAACGGCGAGCGCACCCGCTGGGAGCGCGCCCGAGTGGTAATCACCGGTTCCGGAGGGTGGGCGCAGGGCGACATGCCAGCGGCACTCTCCAGCGCCGTCACAGACGCCGTGCGGTACAGGTGGTTCGCCCATAACCGGGGCGACGGCGACCCGCTGTTGCGGAGTTACGAAAACCCGGACGTCGAAAAACTGTCGTGGGTTGACCCCGACAAGCTGGAGACCGTCAACGGCCTACCTGCCGCCGTGGTCGCCCGGCTGTCCACCTACACAAACACGGTGATCGGATGAGCGCCTACGACCGTTTCGCCGCGTCCCTGCGCCGCGCCGGCCGCCAGATGTCGCTGAAACGCCGCGTCGGGACCAGCACGACAGTATTCGTGGAGGCAACCGTTTACGGCAAGGCGCGTTTCTACCAGCCTACGGAATTGATCGGGCTGGTGAAGCAGGGTGACCGGCGCATCCGCATTTCCCAGGCTGACATCGCTGCGGCGGCTTGGCCGGGACCTCCCAAGGTCGCTGACATATTGGATGGCGGTACTGTCCAGGGGGCTGAAGCTCTGTACGAAGGAGAAACTCTTGTCGGCTTCGTCGTCTGGGTGAGGGGGTAATCATGGCGAGCGTAATCGTCTATGACGCCATCCGGGCCAAGGTGGAAGCAGACTGGTCCGGCACGCCGGTATCGTGGCCGAACGAGGCATTCGATCCGCCGCCGGGCGACCATTGGATCGCACTCGAATTCGAGGGGCGGCTTTGGTCTCAGGAGAGCATCGGTGGGGGAGATCCTGCCGAAGAGCGGTGGGACGAGAACGGCAGCATCTGGGTCCACTCCATCGCCCCCATAGGCGTCGGCGAGAGGACGCAGCGTCTGAACGCCACCAACTTCATCAATATGTTCCGCGGCACCGAGATCGGAGCCATCGAGTTTCAAGACTGCGAAATCGCGGCCGGCGGCGCCGATGACGACGGGGCGTGGTGGCGCATCACCGGACGCATCGACTTTGTGAGGAAGTGACCATGGACAAGTACACCGTTGCCAAGCCTTTCACGACGCTGACCCGCCGCTTTGCGCCGGGGCAGGAAGTCACGGAAGCCGACATCGACGGCGCCCTTACCATCGCCGACTTGGTCAAGCTGGGCTGCGTCTCCGCTCCAGCCAAGCCGACGAAAGCGGCCAAGGAAGCCCCATCGGCGGAATGACCGCCTGAACCATCGATCCCGTCAGCCGCCCTTCGAGGCGGCTTTTCTTTTGGCTGAGGAGAGCCGCCAGATATGACCAGTTCGAACCGCGTCCAACTCGCCGCCGTGGTCGAGGCCACCATCGGCACCACCCCGAACACGCCGCGCATGCGTAAGGCGCGCATCACCGGGGAAAGCCTGTCCTACACGCCGACCTTCGTCGACAGCGACGAGATCCGCGCCGACCGGATGACCGCGGCGCCGATCCAGGTGTTCAAGGAGAGCGCGGGCGGCGTCAATGTGGAACTGCATTACCCCGTTCCGGACTCTGTGCTGTCCAACTTCATCGCGTCGACGATGTTCCGGGACTGGATCAACACGCCGACCCGCTACAACGACGGCACAGCGGACAGCGTCATCACGGATATCGGCACCACCGCCAACACGATCACGTTCGCAACGGGCTCTGCCTTCGTGGTCGGCCATCTGGTGCGCAACACCGGCTTTGGCGTGTCCGGGAACAACGGCCTTTTCCCGGTGACGACGGGCGGCACAACGTCTCTCGTCTCGACGGGCGCCAGCTTCACGGCCGAGACGGCGCCGCCCGCAGAGGCCCGCGTCAAGGTCGTCGGCTTCCAGGGCACCACCGGAGACATCACTGCCACCGCCACCGGCCTTGGGTCGACCACGATGAACTTCACGACGCTGGGCATCTCCCCCGGCATGTTCATCAAGATCGGCGGCACCGGGACGGCATTCCGGTTCGGGACCGAGGCACTGAACACGTGGGTTCGCGTTACCGCGGTCACCGCCACCGCCCTGACGCTGGATCATCTGCCGTCCGGATGGGCCACCGATACCGGAAGCGGCAAGACGATCCGGGTGTTCTTTGGCGACTGGACGTACAATGGGACAGCCAAGATCGGCCTGACCATCGAGCGCGGTTTTCTGGGGCAGGCCACGCCGACCTACATCGTGCAGCGCGGCATGGTCGCCAACCAGATGCAGGCGCAGGTTCAAAGCCGGCAGAAGATCAACGCCAGCTTCGACTTCATCGGCATGACTGGCGGCGAGAGCGCGACCACGCTGGACGCGGTTCCCGATGAGGCGCCGTCGCCGTCGAGCTATCCGGTGATGGCGGCCAACGTCAACGTCGGTCGGGTGAACGAGAACGGTTCCGCCGTATCGTCGCCGAATTACGTGCGTGAAGTGGCCTTCACCATCAACAACAACATCGCCGGCATTGAGGCCGTGGACAGCGACAGCTTCCAGGGGCACCGGGAAGGCGAATGCATGGTGTCGGGCACCATCAACACCTACTTCGGTTCTGATGCCATCCTGGCCCGCTTCTACGCAGGCACACAGTCCAGCCTGAACTTCCGGGTGGCGAAGAACAGCCAAGCGCTCGTCTGGCAGTTCCCGTCCATCACCTACAACAGCAACGGCAATCCGAATGCCGCCGGTAAGAACCAGGACGTCATGTTGAACCTGGGCTGGAAGTCCAGCGTGGACAGCCTGATCGGTTGCCACGTCGCTGTGCAGCGCTTCGACTACTACC